TCTTTTTTATTTAGCACTTTGCAAATATACTGATGCTTATCTATTACTCTAGTATCACTAAGCAATAATCCACATAACCTACAACTTTTACCCTTATGTATCCACTGACCTTTTACATGCATGTATAAGTCACTTAGTGGTACTTTTGGTATTTCTTTTTTGATTTTTAGTTTTGATATCTTTTTAAGTTGATTGGCATTGCTAGCATTGACACCTGCTGTAATACCCAAACTTTTTAATTCTAATGGACTTATTTTATATTTCTTGCGATTTGGCATTTACATATTTAATTGACCTGAAATAGTTGACTAAATGCATTACCAGATACATCTTCGTATTTGTCAACTAATTGTATAGTGCCATATTTAGATTTGTTTTGTACAGCAATTTTTTCATCGTATTTTATGGCTTCTAATATTTTAGATGTTTGTTCCAATAACTTTTTGATAATTTCAAATTGAGTATCAGCAAAATCATATTGATTGCCATAACGCATGTTATTAAGTACACCACTAATAAATGTACTTGGGCTATTCTTGCATTTATGTAATGTGCTGTATGGCAATTCTTTATTGGGTTCGTTATACCATTTTACGCATTCATGTACAAAACTATTACTGCTTAATGCCAATTCACTAAAGTTATGATGTACACTATCCAATGCAGTTAGTATTTGCTTTTTAACACTATCTGGTATATCCATATATGTGTTATTGCTATTTGTTACTTTGGTTTTGTATACCACTTTTATTATTTCTTTCATTTGTTATCTCCTATTGTTCACTTATTATAAGATATTTAGTTTTTTATGTCAATTTTGCATGGATAACATTAAGTGTCTTTCACTTCGTTCAAGACACACATTTCGCGGGCACAGCCCGCTCATGTTTTCTTTTTTTAATTGATACTAAATCATACACAGGGTAAGGGGTAGATATATTACCACAAACCCAAACCATACCGAGGTATAAGGTCCTAACTCATAACATTTAACGCAGCGGATTGACTATATCTCACGCACCCAATGGGCTGTTAGCGTATTCACTATTAACATACAGAATAGTTAGTGAACCTGTATGTCTAGTATGCGCCCTCTACCTTTTTTACTATGACGCATCGCTTAAATTATTTTGTGCTAACTGACACAGGTGTTACCGTACTTCCTACGTGATTCCAATGCATTCGTGGCTGCATATGCCATACAGTTAGTTTCAGCCTTGAGTTGGTCTCTATGTGCCTGCATCCTATTAATCTACTTTAGCGAGAATGGGCATGCTGCGCTAACAACATGCCCGCAGACAATAGGATAAAATGTACTTTGTCTAAAGTACAAAAGTATTTAGTCATTTATACTTAATTCTATAAAAATCTTTTACATAGTCAATATATGCGATATTGCGTGTATTCTGACCTTTGGTCAATTCTTCTGCACGCCATTGTGGCATAGTTGTACATAGTGCGTGATTGAATGTAGGTATGTCAAATTTCTTATACACACCTTTATCTACACCATCTAGTATAGCCTTATCAATTAAACGCTTTTCGTATTTGGTTAATGTATACTGACCCATTATAAATCTACCCTATCTCTATTAATATAATCGTTCCAAATATCATATGCTTCATAATGAAGTAATTGAACGTAATCTAAACTACCATTACCGTACCATGATTTAGGAAAAAACTCTTTGGTATAAGTTGATTCATAATATGTCTTTACTTGATTAGCAATATCTTTTTTACTACAAGTAATCATATATCGTTTATCAAAAAATGGTGTCCATTCTTGTTGATCGTCTTGTACAATAACTGGCATGTGTCCAATACATTCTAATGCAGCAATACAAAAACTATCTTTCTTGCTTACATTTAACATTAATCTACTTGATAACATAAAGTCAAGTTTTTCTTGACCAAATAAATTATGACGTATTTCATGTTCCAAACCTAGTGCAATACATTTTTCTTTAAACTTTTCTGCACTTTTTCTAGTTGTCATAATTTTAACAGGTACATTTGCTTGTTTACAAATATCCAAAAACCTTTCTGACCTACTAGGTGTTTCATACCTTCCTACATATAATACACCATGTTTGTCACCTTTATACTCTTTTAAAAAATTTTGATCAGGCATAGGTATAGGCAATACTTCTACATTTTTATAATGTTGTCGTAAAAACTTTGCGTTATATTGACTTTGCGTTCCAATTGTAATATCTGGCAACATACTCAATACATGAGTCAAGTTATGAAATTCTTGTGAAAATTTAAAACTATTAGCATTTAAATGAATGTGTTTTTGTAAATGTGTGTAAAAGATAATATCTTTACATCCATTACTATATGCAGGCATTAGTGATTCATGTGTATTACAAATAATAATATCAAAACTTTTATTATCCAAATATTGTTTTGCTTTTATCAATGCACTATGAAAATTCGCCTGCTTATACATATTGTATGTGTCTGTGCGAAAATAATTGTCTTGATGTATTGTATAGGGTATTACATCATCAGGATAATGTAATACTGCTTTTGTAAAGTATTTGTAAAAATCTTTGCTAGGTGGTTTATCTAAAATAAAATGCACTCTACAATGAAATGTTGTACACATATCATAGAATGCTTTAGCAAATTGACCAATACCACCTGTTGTTATAAAGTGTTGATCACTTACAAAAAAACCTATTTCCTTATATGGTCCATTCTCATATGTGGACCAGTAATCTTGTGTTTCAAATAAATTATTAAAGTTGTTCATATGCATATTTACCAAAAAGGTAGGTCCGTGTTACCACGGACCTAAATATGATTGTTACAGTATAAATTATTCGTCATTATCCTCGTTGAGCAACTTTTCTGCAACACGATTGTCAAGTTCGTCAATAAGCATACGCAAATGAGTCAATGTATAATCAACCTCACCTGTGTCGTTATACAACTCATCGTCATCACGATGATCATCAGCAAGGTCACAAATACGTTGAAACAACTCGCTATTAGACAAATGTGAATAAGTAGACATAAATCACCTCGTAAAACAACGTAGTCAACATCGACTACATAATCAATTATACAGATATACAGGCCTAATGCAACAATTATAATTCCAGCAAAATCAATGACTTACGAATAGGCGCTGTAAGTCATTGATTTTATTAATGTTTTATTTTATGCATAAAATAATGTTTTATGCGCATAAAAGCATTTACCCAATTAAATTGCATAGCACATAAACCTGTATATAATTAATATTGTGTATCGAGGCTTATAACTTTTTGTGTTCATACTATAAATCCTATATAAGCCCTTTGGAACCTCTGCTACCGTAGGCGCACAGTACGGTAGAACTTTTGACATCATGTGGTGGGTGAGCACCTAACGCAAACGCTCATAACATCGATCCCGAATGCGCCCAAATCGGGATATCTTAATTAAATAATATTGATGCTTCTCGGCAAGCAGGGCAAGGGTTCTAATGGACTACCCCACCATTAGTTTTTTCTTGTGTGGTCCCGAGCAAGCCCTGAAGTCGGGGCATAAGTAGTAATATGATTAATCCAGAAGATATGTTACAATTGGCATATAAATGTGAAATAAAAAAATTTCCAGAACATACTGCATTACTATTTGATTCACATGAATATATTAACTTTGTGCAGCATTACGGTTTCTTTTTAAAATTATTGAATTATAGTATGGTTGACCCAGAATTTCATAAAAATCTACAGAACCTTACTGTAGCATATGAATTAAAATAAATTTTTTATTAATAATAAAACATAATTAGATATATGTTAAAACATTCAGTTGAATGGAATAAAAAACTTTGGAATGAAGAAGCATTTATTCCTGAACAAGGAGAAGGTTGGTCTAATCAATGGGGTAACAGTGAATACCAATGGTATATTACTATATTACCAAGAATTAAAAAGTTTTTACCATCACACACAATATTAGAAATTGCTCCTGGTTGGGGTAGATGGACACGATTTTTATTAAATAACTGTAATACATATTATGGTATTGATATTTCAGAAGATGCTATAAAAACTTGTCAACAACGATTTTATTTTAATAAAAATGCTAATTTTATTTTAAATGATGGCAAAATATTAAAAAATATCAAAGAAAATTCTATTGATTTTATTTTTAGTATGGATAGTTTAGTTCATGTGGGATTAGATGGTATGGAATCCTATATAAAGGAATGTGCTAGAGTATTATCATCAAATGGATATGCCTTTATACATCATAGTAATATGAACAAACATATAAACGAACCTAATCCTAATGGTAGAGCACCTAATGTTGATTATGAAATTATAAAACAATTAATACAGCAAAATAATTGTTATACCCATACTCAAGAAACATTAACTTGGTTACAAAATATTACTAATGATTGTTTTACAATATTTGGTAAACAACATAAACAATATAAATTTTGGGAAAATACTTTTTTTAATTTCGAGATACAGAATAGTTTGAATATTTCCACAAATTATTAATCTGGTTTATCGCTGACACTCCGGAAATGTCTTGATCCTAATATTGCCATCGCTGTGCGACAAACCTTACACCAGAAGGTAGGGCGGCATTAGTTATAAAAAAGTCCCAATTATTTCTAACTGGGACACACAAAGTTATTTTCTTACAAGTGTAGAAGGATGTCTTAACGGATTTTCTGATATGGCGTATCAGATTAATAGGATTTTTAGATTGTCAAATATTACAACATCAACATCCTTCTACAACTGTATTTATACTTTTATTTTTTCCTTAAACACTATTTTAGGTGGAAAGAATTCTATTTCAGCAATTTGATTCATACGCTTTCTTGCTATACAGAATCCAATCCACATACCAGCCAATAATGTAAAACTAGTTAAGAATACAATAGCGATAACCAATACATTAACAACTAATCCAAGTGTAGGACTTAATCCTTTAATGTATGCTAGTACCTGTTCCATTATACACCAGTCACAGTAAGTATTACGCTAGGTACACTTGCAACATTTGCTACTGTGTTAGCACTTGCTACTGCCATGAGATAACTATTTGCTGTATTTGCAGCAAAGCCTAATCTAAAGTAATCATTAGCAGTTGTTACATTGGCAAGTATGTTCACAGTCATAGTAGTTGTCACATCTTTTTGCAATACAAGTTGTGTAGCACTATCTGCTATTGCAGTACCATTCTTATCGAACCATATTTCAAATGTACTATCTTGGTTGTCTGGATTGACAGCCTGTATACTGAATTGTATATTATATACACCTGTTCTTGCAATAGTGACATTACTATTGCTTACAATGCTGACACCATTTGCTTCGCCAGTGTTATTGAATGTAACATATGTTGCTGTGTTTGCAGCAGCGACATTTTGGCTAGCATTGCTATACACTTGACCAAATGTTCTTACAATATTACCTTGTGCGATATTGCTTAAGTAGCCACCATCACCACTAAAATAATTGGCTGTAGCAAGATTGCCTAGGTTGGCATTCTTAAATGTTGCGTCACCATTGCCAAAGATTGTAGCGTTATTGCTACCTGAAGTATTAGCAAATCGTGTTGTTGCTGTTTGTAGTGTAATATAACTATTTGCGCCACTTGCTTGTATATTCCAAGTACCGCTACTGCTACTACCACTATTATCTACAACTCTTGCTGTGAAAGACCCTATAGGAACATAACCGTTTCCACTATCGGCATATGTAACAGCATTAAATTTAATAACTTCATCGTTTGCTTGTACACCCAATGGTGCACTTGTTGTACCACGATAACGCCAGTTTGTCCATTCACTAGTTTGACTATTACTATTATTATATGAGAACATTAATAGTCCTGCTGGATTTTCGCTTATAGTTGCTGTAATAGTATTACCTAGTGTTAAACTACCAGCATTTGCGTAAAGATTTCCAGTATTAGTTTTAATATCCTTTGTAACTGTTAAATTAGCACTGCCATTAATATTACCAGTAATATTTGCTACACCACCAATAATTGTTGGTGTATTTGCTTGACCAATATTAACTGCTGCAGGTGCCATAATTTGTGCGTTAGCAGCCTGACTACCTATATTAATACTACCAGCAGTATTACCACTAATACCATTGGCTAAACCAATCATTAGATTGATATTACCTGTTGTAGCATTACCACTAGTATTTGTTCTAACACCGCCTGTTCTTATGTTAATTGTGCCACCAGTAGCATTACCATTACTAAAGTTTGCACCACCAGAAATTAGATTTATAGCACCGCTAGTTGCAGTTGTACCATTACCAGTAGCATTACTAACTGATATATTAATTGTACCACTAGTTGAGTTACCATTTGAAGTTACACTACCACCAGAAGTAAGACTGACAACACCACCTGAGGCAATATTATTACCTGTACTATTAGCAGTACCTGCTGTTAATATTATACTGCCAGCACTACTATTACCATTAGCAGCATTAGCAGTTCCACCTGTTAATAATACACCACCAGCAGTACTATTCCAAACATTACCTGTATCAGCAGATACACTATTACCACCAATTATTTGAATAATGCCTGCTTGGCTACCACTTGCTAATGCATTAGTAGTATTACCACCACGTATTGTTAATCCACGGATATTAGCGTTGCTACCATCATCAACACCTATAATTTTATTTTGATTATCACCATTAACTATGATTCTGGAAATTGTAGCATTACCAGAAACACTTAATGCATTGCTAATTGCTACTGTATTTGTTGTATTAGTAAATGTAAATGCGTTACTACCAGCAGCATTGCCCGCATCATTATAAATGACGTTAGTGTTTGCACCAGCGACTGGACCTGTAGCGCCTTGTGGACCTGTTGCACCTGTACTACCAGTAAGACCAGTTGCACCAGTTAAACCAGTAGCCCCAGTTTCACCAGTAGCGCCCTGTGGTCCTGTTGGACCTATATCACCCGTTGCTCCTGTTAGTCCTGTAGCACCAGTCAAGCCAGTAGCACCTGTTAGTCCTGTAGCACCAGTCTCTCCTGTAGCACCAGTCAAGCCAGTAGCACCTGTTAGTCCAGTTGCGCCTGTTTCACCAGTAGCACCAGTTAATCCCGTTGCTCCTTGTGGTCCTTGTATGCCAGTCGCTCCCGTACTGCCTGTATCACCTTGAGGGCCCGTTGAGCCTGTTGCACCGACATCGCCTTGCGGTCCTGTGCTTCCTGTTGCACCGACATCGCCTTGCGGTCCTGTGCTTCCTGTTGCTCCTTGTGGTCCTTGAATACCTGTCGCACCTGTTGAACCTTGCGGTCCTGTTGCACCTTGTATACCCGTCGCACCTGTTTCTCCTGTAGCGCCTGTTAAGCCAGTAGCACCAGTCTCTCCTGTGGCTCCAGTTAGTCCTGTTGCTCCAGTTAGTCCTGTAGCACCTGTTGGGCCTTGTGGTCCAGTAGCACCTGTAGCGCCGCTTTGTGGTGTTACCCAACTTAAGTTACCACTACCATTAGTGCTTAATACATCACCAACATTACCACCAGTGATAATAACATTACTGTTACTGTTTAGGTTACTTACGCCAGTAACACTTAATGTAGTAATTTGTGTATTGCTGTTTGATACAATAAGAGCATTAGCAGCACCACTAACAGTCATTCTAATACTATTATTAGTACCATCAAATATTATATCTTCGCCACCATTATTGTTTATACTATTGCTTACTGTAACGTTTCTTGTTGATAAAGTTCCAGTATTTGGATTATAAGTTATAGTATTACCAACATTATCTAATTGTACAATACTATTACCAACAGCATTAGTGAAAACTGGATAAAAATCTAAATTTGTTGTAGCATTAGCATTACCAACATTGACATAGTAAGCAACATTGGCACTAGCAACATTACCAACAACATTAGCACCTGATATATTAGTTAGGTTGCTACCATCACCACTAAAGTAATTGGCTGTGATGACATTAGCATTTGTAATGTTAAAGTTGTTAGCATTTAGATTTTGATCTAATGTACCACTAAATGAGCCAGTAGCACCTGTTGCACCTTGAGGTCCTGTTGCTCCCTGTATGCCAGTTGCTCCAGTTAGACCTGTAGCACCTGTTTCACCAGTGGCCCCTGTTAGACCTGTTGCTCCTTGAATACCCGTAGCACCTTGTGGCCCCTGCACACCAGTAGCACCTGTGCTACCTGTATCTCCTTGTGGACCAGTGCTTCCTGTTGCACCTATTGGTCCTTGTATACCAGTTGCACCAGTGCTGCCTGTATCGCCCTGTGGTCCTGTTGATCCAGTTGCACCAACATCTCCTTGTGGACCAGTGCTTCCTGTTGCACCTATTGGTCCTTGTATACCTGTAGCACCTGTACTTCCTACTGGACCCTGTATGCCAGTTGCTCCAGTACTACCAATTAAGCCAGTAGCACCTGTTTCACCAGTGGCTCCTGTTAAACCGGTTGCACCTGTTTCTCCTGTAGCACCTGTTAGACCTGTTGCGCCTGTTAGACCAGTAGCGCCTTGTGGTCCTTGCACCCCAGTAGCACCAGTTGAGCCTGTATCTCCTTGAGGTCCTGTTGAACCTGTTGCACCAATTGGTCCCTGTATGCCAGTAGCACCCGTGCTTCCTTGTAATCCAGTTGCACCAATGTCACCTTGAGGTCCTGTTGAACCTGTCGCACCAATTGGACCCTGTATACCTGTTGCACCCGTACTGCCCTGCTGTCCTTGAACACCAGTTGCTCCAGTTGCTCCATCAGGTCCCTGTATACCTGTTGCACCAGTTGGACCAGTATCACCTTGTACACCAGTTGCACCCGTTTCACCAGTTGCGCCAGTACTACCTGTCAAGCCTTGTACGCCTGTAGCACCTGTACTACCTATTGGTCCCTGTATGCCAGTAGCACCTTGTTCGCCAGTTGCTCCTTGTGGACCTGTTGGTCCCTGTGGTCCAGTGCTACCTGTAGCACCTATAGGACCTGTACTGCCAGTTAATCCTGTAGCACCAGTGGGTCCAATATCACCAGTAGCACCTTGAGGTCCTGTAGGACCAACAACACCTGTTGCACCTGTAGGACCAATATCTCCTGTTGCTCCTTGTGGACCAGTACTACCAGTTAAGCCAGTTGCACCAGTAGGTCCTGCGACACCAGTAGCACCAGTTGGTCCTTGCGCACCTGTAGCACCAGTGACACCATTTACTAGTGCTAATATAACGTTGCTATTGTTAGCAAAGCCTGGTGTAGTACCTGTGCCACCGCTTGTTAATAATGTTACAGGAACAGTTGTATATGTTCCACTATTTGTAGGTGCTGCACTAATAGTCCATTGTTGGAAGTTAGCAGAATTGTTACTATCTTGTATAGTCAATACTTCTGTTGCTTGTAACAATGCCAAGAAAATACTGATATCAATGTTATCAGCAGTTGTATGGCTAATATAAAGATTAGTTGCTGATGTTTGTGTAGCATTGTCATACATAATGTATTGACTTGCTGGTGGAGGTGTAGTGTTATTAGCATCAATCTTATAATTGAATGCTGATGTACTAAATCCTTGTGGTCCAGTAGCACCAGTTGGTCCCGCGACACCAGTAGCACCTTGAGAACCAGTACTACCTGTAGGTCCTGTACTACCTGTGCTTCCAGTTAGACCAGTGGCTCCTTCTGGACCTGTTGATCCAGTTAAACCTGTACTTCCTGTTGCTCCAGTGAGGCCAGTAGCACCTTGTGGACCAGTAGCACCATCTATACCTGTTGCTCCTGTACTTCCAGTTAATCCTGTTGCACCAGTAAGTCCAGTTGCACCTTGTGGACCAATATCACCTGTAGCACCTTGTTCACCAGTTGCTCCTGTTGCACCAGTTTGTCCTTGAACACCTGTTGCACCTGTGCTACCAATTGGTCCCTGTATACCAGTAGCACCTTGTTCACCAGTCGCTCCTGTGCTACCTTGAACACCTTGAACACCTGTTGCACCAGTACTACCTATAGGACCCTGTACACCCGTAGCGCCAGTACTTCCTATAGGACCTTGAACACCTGTTGCACCTGTGCTGCCAATATCTCCCTGTGGTCCCGTACTACCAGTTGCACCAGTAAGTCCAGTTGCACCAGTAAGTCCAGTTGCACCAGTTTCACCTGTCGCTCCTTGTGGTCCTTGAATACCTGTAGCACCTGTGCTACCGGTGTTTCCTTGAATACCTGTGGCTCCTGTAGAGCCAGTTGGACCTTGAACACCCGTTGCTCCAGTGCTACCAATTGGTCCTTGCACACCCGTAGCACCTGTTTCGCCTGTTGCACCTATTGGTCCCTGTATACCTGTTGCACCTGTACTTCCTACTGGACCTTGAGGACCAGTTGATCCTGTGCTGCCTGTAAGTCCTGTAGCGCCAGTAAGTCCAGTTGCTCCCGTTTCTCCAGTAGCACCTGTATCTCCTTGAGGACCCGTACTACCAGTTGCTCCAGTATCACCTGTCGCACCAGTAAGACCAGTGGCTCCAGTAAGACCAGTGGCTCCTGTTAGACCTGTTGCGCCCTGTGGGCCCTGTATACCAGTAGCACCTGTTTCTCCAGTTGCTCCAGTAAGACCGGTTGCACCTGTAAGTCCTGTGGCTCCTGTTAAACCTGTTGCTCCAGTAAGTCCAGTGGCACCTGTATCTCCTGTAGCGCCGGTAAGTCCAGTGGCACCTGTATCTCCTGTAGCACCCGTTATGCCAGTAGCACCTGTATCTCCAGTAGCACCTGTTAAGCCGGTTGCACCTTGTGGTCCTTGTATACCAGTAGCACCTGTTTGTCCTTGTGGTCCAGTGCTTCCAGTTTGTCCAGTAGCACCCTGAACACCAGTGGCTCCTGTTGGTCCTGTTAGACCAGTACTTCCTGTTTGTCCAGTAGCACCAGTGATACCTGTTGCACCCTGTGGTCCAGTATTACCAGTGGCTCCTTGTGGACCACTTGCGCCAGTTGCACCAGCAGGACCTGTACTGCCTTGTATACCAGTAGCACCAGTAGGTCCCTGTATACCCGTAGCGCCTGTAGCGCCAGTTATACCTGTAGCACCTTGTGGGACAATTGCTCTATCTACTTGTACTACTACGTTTGGAGTTGGTTCTATGTTTACTTGTACTACGCCAGAACCATTGACGCTGACTTGATTTGCCATTAGTTATATACTCCATCGCTAGCAACAAGAAACAGTAAGAATATACTTTCATCATATGCTGGTGTACTACCACTTGCTGGAAAACTAATTTTAATACGACCTGTAAAACATGCTGGGTCACTAGCATTGATACCTAAATCTGGGTCACCAGGTAAGCCTGAATATGTGACTTGTAAACTATCACGACCTATTGTTTCCCAAACTTCTTCATCAATAACCATTGTAAAACTACCACTAGCATTTACACGATTTGTAATACTTAAACTGATTGGAAGTGGTTCAATACGATTCATTGTCATAGTGCCACTTGCTGTTGATAATGCAAATACTGCACCTGGTGTATAACTTGGTGCTGCACCACGTGAGGCTGATATAGTAAATGTAGTGCTTGTTATAACTTCTTTCACATAATATGTTGTATTAATTGCTACTCCACCAAATACTGTACCACGAAACTGTACGGGCATGCCAATAAACAATTCTGCTGTGCTTGTGCATGTTAATTCATTTGTACCAGTTGTAGTTGCTGTAATATCTGTAATCTTACTAACTAATGGATAATCAGTTATTGTAAAGTCATATCCACTACGACTGTCACGGAAATTAGTAATTGCTCTACGAATTATAGTCGCGTCAATAGTCGCGCCTGTTAAATTAATTGCAGTTGTGCCTGTTTGCCAACCACTAGGATAACTAGTAATATTTGACCATACTAGATTCCAAAAATCTTTTTGATTATAGACAAGTTCTTGTGCTAATACTTGCCCATCGAAACCACCCACTTGGTTAAGTGTGTTTTGACTAAATTTTGCCATCTTCGCTGCCTCGCTGTTGACCCAACCATGCTATCTCGCAGTTATTGGGTAATAATTATTATTTATTATAGTACCACCTGGTTACTTATAGTGACTAAATTACTATTATTAGTTATTGTGTAATTAAAACTACTGCTGTCTGTAAAACTTGTTGATCCACTTGTACCATCACAATGTATCAATAATTGTGTATTAGCATCATCTGTAAATGGTTGATTGGCAACTGTATATGATGATCCACTATATCTGTTAATGTTGCTTACACGAATTTCATCGACATAACCAACTAAAAAACCATCTCCTTTACCCATTAAAAAAGGATAACTTGTGTTGGAACTTATAGTAGTACTATCTATTGTTACTGTATTACCATATGTGCCTACATTAGATAATGCTATTTGCTGCCTAACACCATTTATATACAATGTAAATGTAGTATTTCCACTAGTAGTAGTAGTTACCATACTTATATTTTGCCATGTATTTGTACTTAAAGCATTATTATTTGTAGAAATTGATCTAGCAGCAGAATTGACAAAATCATAATAATATAATTGTAAACGACTTATATTACCACCATCATTTAAAGGCCCAAAAGACCAAAAGGTAGCACCTACACCATTTTTATTTCCTGGACCAGGATTGCCGGGACCAGCCACCGTAAATGTAGTGGGATAAATCCAATATTCTACAGTAAAGCCACTACTATTTTTTATATCAATTAAACCAGTTTGTGGAGTTATTGTTAAATAACGATTGATATTAGTAGGTGTAGTATACAAACTACTATTACCAAAAGTAGGATTGATTGGCCCAAAAAATCCTATACGGCTAGCAAACATTACAAATATCCTTTACTTAATGCTGCGTAATAAGTTGATCCATCATAAAATACAGAAATGATATCGGTAGTATTTGCTGTTGTACTTAATGCTCGTGAATTGCCAGCAAATTTCATAGTACTAGATAATAAACGATTACCCACTGCATCTTGTGTTAAAATGAGTGTCATGCTTGTACCAGCAACAGCATTGGCTAATGTGTTTAATGTAATATTACCAGTTAATGTATAATTATAAATTGTACCTGCACTAGCATTTGGTGTAATTGTACCATTAGCATTACCACCTGCAACGACTGTTTCTTGATATTTGGTCAATGAAATATTGCTTACATTAGCATTAGCAACAGACAAATTATTTGTTATGCTAATATTGTTACCATTTATATTACCACTGACATTAGCAAAGTTATTGACTGTTAAATTATTGCTACGTAAATTACCACTGACATTAGCAAAATTGTTTACAACTAGGTTATTACTTGTAATGTTACCAGATGTTGTAAAAGAACTACCTACTGTTAAATTGGTAATATTTGCTGTGGTTATATTAGATGTTCCAATATCAAATGTGGTAGCAGTATTATAATAACTTATTTCACCACTTTGATCATTATAACCTAAAACATAATAATATCCATTAAAACGCAATGGTTTAACATAAAAAGCATTTGCTGATGGAGGATCAAATGTTGAAGATCCATCCATGTTAGCACCAGTAGCATTTAGGTAAATTGTATTATTAGGTATAGCATTTGCACCATACCCTGCTTTATGTCCTATCGCTATACTATTGCTCGTTAAATTACTATATCCTGCCAATTTACCTACAGCAATACTATTAACACCTTGATTTAATGATCCTGCTTCACTACCTACAGCAACAGCATTTGCACCCTGATTATTATAGCCTGAATTATAACCTACTGCAACTGCATTAGCACCTTGACCACTACCTAAATATCCTTGACCTGCTTGATAACCAACTGCAACTGTATATGCTCCAGCATTGGTTTCTTGCGCATAAGCGCCAAATGCTGCGGCGCCTGTGCCTTGATTTGTTTTACCAGTATTAGCACCAATACCAACTCCCAACATTGATGGATTATTACCTAAAGCATTATATCCAATAGCAACTGTTCTATCAGCGGTAGCAGTACTTGCTCCTAATGCAATTTCATTGGTAAACAATCTCATACCAATATTACTAAATGTAACAAGATTTGTGATACCGCCAGGATTTACCTGTATATTACCATTAGCAGTAGGTATAGTAATACTAGATATACCATTTGCTATACTACGTACATTACTAATATTGGCACCATCGCCACTAAAATAATTTGCTGTTACTAAATTACCTAAATTGGCATTACCGGCTGATATGTTACCAGTAACAGTTAAATTTGATAATGAACCAACACTAGTTATATTTGGTTGCGCATTTGTTGTTAGTGTGCCTGCCAAATAATTGGCTGACATTAAATTAGCACCAGTAACATTACCTGCTGTAATATTACCTGTAACATCAAGATTAGATAATGTGCCTACGCTAGTTATGTTTGGCTGTGAGTTTGTTGTTACTGTACCTGCAGTTGTTGCTGAATTGGCTACGTTAGCATTACCTGAATTTGCAGCATAATTTGCATTTGCTACAGTACCAGTAACATTAGCACCTGTAATATCAGTTAAGGTACTACCATTACCTATAAAATAATTTGCACTTGTATTAGCATTTACTACAACATTATTGCTAATATTAATATTACCATTGCTATTTTTAATTGTAGAAATATCTAAAATATTTGTATTAAGTGTACCGCTATCAGGAATAAAGGCTAATACATTACCAAAATTATCTATTTGTGGTTCTACATTGCCTATACCTGATACGAATACAGGATAATAAGTTGTATTGCTAGTTGAATTGGCATTAGTTACTGCAACATTACCAGAAATGCCAGTTAATTGACTACCATTACCTATAAAATAACTAGCAGTAACATTTCCTGTAGCATTTACATTACCATTAATTACTGCATTACCAGGTGTTGTAAAAACATTTGTATTATTATCAAATGTAAATCCTGGCGCACTTACGAAATTGCCTGAGCCATCAGTAACTTGTATTTGTGTATTAGCACCTACTGGTGTACCATTGCCATTAGCAGTTACAGTACCTGGTGCCCATGTTAAGTTACCAGTACCATCTGTTTGTAAGAAATATCCATTACTACCATTGGCAATTTTAAGATTACTAATGTTAGTAAAGCGTACATTACCCGCACTGACTATTGTATTTGCTGCGCCACCTAATCCACCATTATCATTATATTGCAAATTACCTGGTTGACCACCAGCAGCAGTAAAACCTAATGCAAATACATTAAGATTTATTGGATCAGTATCAACAGTAATATTGCTACTTTCTGTAGTTACTGTTAATGGTGTTTGCGTTACAACGAAATTAGCATTAATTTCTGACATTATTATTGATACCTTACAATAAATCCAATTGGTTCACGATTGACATTGTTTAAACTTGCATTTGCACTACTTTGTCTTGTTACAGTTAATGTAACCAAAAATAGTGTACTATTAGCAGTATTATTTGCTAATGCTACTGTAGGTGTGCTACTACCATTACCAGTAATATCACTACCTAGATACAAATATGCTGTACCATTAGCACGATTGCTAAATGCAGTTTGTAATGTATAATTTGCTGGATTTGGTTGACTGACATCTAATGTCAAATTACCTAATATAACTTGATTAGGATCAGCATCACTATATGTTACATCAGTCAATGTATAATATTTGGCACTAGCAGCAATATTCCAGTTTGCTGGTAATTGACAGTTTGCAGGATTACCATTAGCATCTGTAAATGTTAATGGGAAAGTATACGCTTCACCCGTATAAATTTCGAGGCACTGCATTTCTGTGCCTGCTATTGTCATTGTTTTTGCGCCGTTTAATAATAAACTCATTTTAGTAAATTCCTATATATTATTTAGTCGGGTCGTACTGTTTCATAAGACAGACCTTCACGATCTAATCGTTTTTTAATTTTGTCACAAAGTATTTGATAAACTTTATTATTGCTATTTTGAAAAATATTGTAATTTTTAGCAAAATCAATAAATTCCTGTAATGGTGCATTATCAATAAATGATAATTTATTTTCAAATTTTAATTCTACTATTCTAGTCATAACTAATTTTTAGCCTTACTTAGTTGTAGTAAACTATCAACAACAATTACGTTTGCGCCATTAGTAATATTTCTCATCATAATTCCTAATCCACCTAATGTACCTGTAAAATATGCAACATCTTGATAACGATAATATACAGGTTGATTTGCTGTTAAATTTATTGTATTCAAGAATAAATCATTACCTTCATATATTGTATTTGATGATACACTAGTAAAGACTCCAGTAATTTGGATTGTTGCATCAATATCAGATACAAATTGTAAATATGAAGTTGTAGTAATTTGTTCTCCTGCTGCAATAGGAGTATTAACATATAACCAGTTGACGACCCACCAATCCCAATCTCCGTCTGCTCTTTGCCAAGTTACAGCACTATAAGGATTAAATGAACTTATACTATTGGCATCATATCCATTTGCTGTTGTACTTGTTGCTTGATAATATGGATAATAATAATTACTTCCAGGATCTGTACCAATTATATAAATTGGTTGATTTAGACTTGTGCGACTGGTTACATTAACAGGAAAATCAATTGGATCAGCATAATATGTTCCATCTGCTAATAAACTTACAGCAGTAAGTCCAGGACCAATACTTCTATATGGAACTGTATTGCTAGAAATTTGATTACCTATGATACCACCAGTATTAGTATTAGGATTATATGGTTGTATATTAGCACCAGCCCAATTTAATACACCACTACTATTACTACGCTTACCACTAGTATTATTACGTGCAGTTGTTGACCAATAATAATTACCAGCAGCCAAATCATTGACTGGTATAGTTACACTTGTATTAGCAGCATATGGTGCACTATTTGATTGTTGTACTGTACGATATAATCTATGATCTGTAACAACATTACTATTACCATAATTGAAATCCATATACAATACAATACCATTTGCTGGACTTGTACTTGTAATTTCAAAACCTGTAATCAGTGCATTTGCATCTGTAAATGTTGCAATTGTTGGTGCGCCAGGTTCACTAATAACATTTGGATCTTCTAGACCTGTGTTAAATGCTGGTACATAATCTTCTACAATGTCATCATAAATTTGATCACTATATTCAAATGCCTGTATGTCGGCATACAAATTACCAGTATCATCTTTTGTTTCTGCTACATTATTGACACGGAATAATTTATCTGTCCAACCATATACTTCATGTGTGACACGAATCACATCACCTGCTTCTACTTGTATACCACTATAATCTAATCTAAATGCTATAACCAAATCTTCACGACTTTGATATATGCGTCTTGCTGCTAGATAACGTGCCTGTACTGCATTGTTAACTAATGGCAATGTAACATTAAGACGATTAATTGCTTCATTAGGACTTAATAACTGTGGGTCTTCCTCAAACAAATCTATGATGTAATAATCTGTTTGATCTTTAATATTTGTATTAGGATATGCAACTTCAATTTGGTTATATGTTTCGTTTAGATCAATTGGACTAACTTCTATACCACCAACTAAATTACTACTGTTTACGGCAAATAAACCAGTAACATTAGGATATCCAGTATATAACTTGTTGATAACTACTTTCCATTTACCAGTTAATTCACTATATTGTAACCAACTATCAGCACTATCTACTAAGAATTGTAAATTGTTTAAGCAACTTGATCCTGTATCTAATGGACCATTGATACGATAACGTGCTTGTTGACTATATGGATCACCTGTATTCCAACCCACTGGCTTGTAATCAATTAACTCATCACTATATGTGTTTAATGCTGTTAAACTTGCAGTATCAATACTAGTAATTGGTATTCCACAACCATAACGTTCATTAAGCATGTAATCAAGTATACAATCACCAGGCTTAGTCAAACTGTTTGTTATATTAACCATTAATTGACCAACGCCAGTTGTACCTGCGTCTGTATTGTAAATTACTTTAACGATAGCAAATGCGCAATTGGTCATTGCTTGTGCTGATGTCCATGCTTTACTTGCTGGTACACCATTTGTTGTACTTAATATTTGTGCAGCAGTTTGACCACCTGTGTTTACACCACTACTGCTACCATTATTAAACAAATAAACATATAAAAATCCATTACAGCGTGTATCAACTTGTGGTGTGCTTGTATTTGTTATAAGTCCAGTAACTGCACCATTACTACCAAATTGTATTTGCTTACCATCATAATAACATTTATTAGTATCAAATGTATAACTACCACCGCCACCACCTTGGTCATCGCTTGCTTCTGCTAATGCAATCACATACCACATTGTCTTTTGATCTGTGCTTAACATTGCATCTGTTATGCTACCACCTACAAATGCTGTACCATATATGATAGGCAATTTATTAACTGTTGCAGGAGGTAACTGTATTCTTGCGCCACCTTCGCCACCTGCATCGGCTGGTGTATTTGCGCGTTTAGCAACAAGGCGACTGACGCCAATGCTTACAGCAGCAGTAACTAATGCTTTACCAATAGTTGCAATTAATGCTGTACCACCTGTAAAAACAACAGCAGCAACTACAGCAACAGCAGTAGCAATTTTTTTGACGACCTTACTCATGTCTCATACCTTTTTTGATCCATGTTTTTTCACTTAGTTCATAATCAAAACGCTCAAAGTCCATATCCATTAATGTCTTTGGTGCGCTTAATGTAACATGATGTATGCGTTTCATGTCTACTAACTTTTGGCAATGTTTGTCAAATTCTTTAAATAACATATAACCTGCGCGTGTATTTCTGTATTCTTCTTCTACCCAATACAATACTTGATGCATAAACAAGTATTTTGGTGCCCACATATTAGGACTGATTACACCTAATATCATACCTATGCGATCATCGCTTTCTGCAATATAACATAGACCTGCACCTGCTAACACAGTAGCAAATATTTGGTTAAGATATTCATCATCTAATTCACCTTGAACAACATCACCAAGTTCATCCATATTATTAATACGATGTATCAAATCTATGAAATAAGGTAAATCAAATTTATTGGCTTCGCGTATAATCATCTGTCCATTACCTGTCCACCTGCACCGCCTGGGAAACCACCACCACCTGGAAATCCACCACCACCTGGAAATCCACCGCCACCAGGTACAACACTACCTGCTTTTGGTGTTACACCAAAGTCAAATGTTACGCCTGATAGTGCATAAACTTGATCCATGCTACTATCTGTACTATCAAAATAACGCCAACTTTCCTTGTTAGTTTTTCTTCCCGCTATACGATTTTCTAATACAGTTTTATAACTGCTAGCACCTACGCTAACAGTAAAATTATCTTCTTGCTCTTGACGTTCTTCACTAATACCATAACTGGTTACAATACCCTTAAATCTATTATAGACATTGCTAAGAACCATATTGTTATTATAGAAGCCACGTAATACTTCTACTTCACTACCACGAATATTTGTAGCAAGCACATTATAAATGTTATTGCCATCAATGCCACTTAGTGCTATTGTTGTTTCACCACTTGTTGCACGAAGGTTACGAGTTTGTGCACCTACGCTCAATAAACCACCTAATGCATTATATGTGTTACCACTAATTACTTCATCTTTATAACTGCTGCTAAAAGTTAATACAGTAACATTGGCTGCTGTGCCATTACCTGTACCAGCGGCATTGGCTGTAAAGAATGTACCAACAGCATTACTACTTGCACCTATTGCAGTCCAATTTGTATTGCCACTTGTTTTAATAATATAGGTAGTATTGGCTGATACATTTGCTGCATCTGTATAAGGATATTCGTTATAGATTGTAATCTTAACAAACTCAGCATTATTAATTTGTGTTGCGCCATTAGCAACAGCAGGTATACTTTGTGTCATGCTGCACCTACCCATTCATAAAGTTCAAAATCATCACTAAATTCTATCAATGCATTATTTAAAGTAGTTCCACTGCTTTCTACATAACCACCTGGTATTAATTTATATGTAGGCATATTTGGACAAAACATATAGAATGTGCAATCATTGCCAACTGTTAATCCATCACCAACAACTGAACCTGTGATAATGTTTGGTCTATTTGTTGTAATTGTAACTGTGCTTGCACTACCACGTAATATTTGTGTTGTACTTGTAAATGGATATGTATGACTACCAATCTGTATTAAATCATTTGGCTCAAACATTACTGTATTTGCACCCACGCCTGGTAAACCACTCAATACTAATTGATTACCAACAAAACTGCTTACTGTTAATCCAGCAATTTGTGCTGTTGTCAATCTACCTTGATAACGAAATATCCAACTCAAACAACTATTGTTACTAAACGTAACAAGTTGTGGTGTATATCTATCAATAGTATCTAATGCTTCCAATATATCACGACTATTATAATAACGTAAACTATTTGGCATAGTTAATTTAAAACGCCAAGGCTGTTTAGTTGGTGTAAGACTAGTACGTGGTATTTCGTTGCGTGTAATTTGTACACCAACGACCTTACGACGATCTATTGTTAAAGCACTTGCTTTGTCAATTATATTTTGTAATCCTGCTGCCATTATCTTGCTCCAGCGTAACTCATTTCACGCTCTGCCATTTTGTTTGCTCCAAATATTGCTTTACGATTTTCAGCAAACATTTGTGCTACTGATTTAGCATCAAGTGCGCTAATGTTATATGTATTGTAATTATTAGTCACAGGTGCACTAACTGAATTTGTTCCCATGCTCTTACCTTTACCTAATTGATCATTAGGTATTATTGTACCTGCTGTTTTTGGCACAAATAGTTCTGGACCCTTTTCACCTACAACACTAGGTTTATTAACTGGGGGACTACCACCTTCAGCAAATCCTAATAATTTACCGATGATCATTCCTCCTATTTTTTGTGCTACAAGATTTTTTAATTGATTAAACACGCCTTCAAATACATTGATCATAGCAAGTTTGGCTTTCATTGCTGCCCATTCTTTTATAGCATCAGCAGCAAATTGTTTAAATTTAAATTTACCTGTTTTGACAAAATTATCTATAGCAGAACCAAGAGCATTTGCTAATCCTTCACCTAATGTATAAGGCTTTAATTCTTCTTTCATTGCTTTTAATCTATCAAAAAATCCAGAAAGATAACTCTTATCTCTTGTATCTTCAGCATCTCCTAAACTTTCAATTTGCAATAATCTTTCATTATAATAATTTGTGGCAGCAAGTTTTCTACGTTTGAAATTTAATATATCAACATCAGTTATTTTGCTACCTAAACGTGCCTGCTCATCTTGAATTTTGGCTAGTTCATCTTGAAATTTATTTTCTTCTTGGCGAACAGCAGAAAGTTTTTCTCGTTCTCTTGCTGTCATTCCAAGCATTTTAATTTCGTCATTAAAAGAATCTAATACTTGTTGTCGTTGTCTGTTTTCTTCTTTTAAATCTAATGCTAAATTTCTAGCACGTATGGCTTCTATTTCACGATAATAATTTTTAATTTTATTATCAGATTCAGTTTTGACTACTGCACCACTGGCTTTTACTTTTTTAATTTCATCATCAATTTGTGCAAGTAAACCACTTTTTGACTTACTTTCGTCGGCTGCTGCTTCCTTACGTTTTTTATCTAATTGATCTAATGTTTCTTTTAATGATTTTTCATTAGCAATACGTTGTTTATCTAATGCAATTTGTTCTTCTGTCATTGACAGATATTTGATCTCATTACCCAAACTTTGTAATGTTTCTGCATTTTGTTCTTGATATGCTTTGGTAATATCACGAACGCTGTCCATAAAACGTTCATTTTCTTCACGAATTGCTTGTAATCTATCGCGTGTTTCTGCTGCTTGACTTACAACTTCTTCTAATGCGTCGGCTGTAAGTTCAGCACCTTCAGCAGTTTCTTTAAAGTAATTAGTATCGCCAGCAAGTAATAAGCCTGCAAATTCTTTAAATTTATCAATAACGTAACTTAACTTTTCTCCTAACCAATCAAGGACATCAAATCCTGTTATAGTTTTAATTAAGAAATTAAGTGCTTGTGCTACACCAATAATAATGCCTACAAGACCAGCAAAACGTAATCCAATACGTAATACGTTTAATAATGCTGCTCCTAAACTCTTTAAGCCGCCTGCACGACCAGCAGTAGCACCTAATGCATCTTTTAATCCAACCAAACTTAATATAAAGGCTGCAATATTTTTTGGCAATGCTTTTAAATTCATAAAAATCCAACGCATTTGAGTACCAAAGAATTTACCAGCATTACCAGCAACAAACAATGCATCACCCAAACTCTTTAATGCAGGTAATACTTTGGTAAAGATTAAAAATGCTGTGCCAAGTATTGTTACTATTCTAACAAGTTCGGCTAATGATTTGGCTAAATTTTCTGTATTGCCTGTTAATTTTTCTAATGTAGTTAATAATCCACTAAACTGTTTAGCAAGAGCAGCACCAAAGTCACCTTTAAATTTTTGAAAATTATCAAAGATTTTGCCTGCAGCAACGATACCAGGTTCTGCACCTTTAGCACTATTTTTTAATTGATCAAATTGTTGTGCGACACTAGTGATATTGACGCTACGGGCTTGTTTGCCCATAAGATCCATTTTGAGTCCAACGCTTTCTGCGCTGCTGCCCATTGCTCCTAAATTCTTAATAACTTTGTTAAGAATTTCTTCTTCGCTTAGTGTACCAATGTCATTTAATGTGACACCAACTTTACCAAATGATTTAATTAATTTGTCATTGCCATTGGCAGCATCATCTATACTTTGATATAATTTTAAAATTGCGCTTTCTGCACCAGCAGCATCACCACCACTTAATGCAAAGGCTTGGCGTAATGCCATAATGCTTGATGTAGCAATACCAGTAGCATCACTTAAATCTGTAATGGCATCAGCAGCACGAAACATATTGGTGATCATTGCACCAATTGCTAATCCAGCAACAGCATTACGCAGTTTACCAAAACTATCTTGTAATTTTTGTACAGATTTTTGTGTCTTTTCTAAAACCTGTTGTGCGTTACCAGTAACATTTAATTGTACTGTAGTTGTTGCTGTTGCCATGTTACTTGCGTCCTGTCATTATTTTTACAAATTCTTCAGCAATATAATCCATAGTAGGTTCAGTCATACCTTGTGGACTTTGTTTACTGTATCCAGTATCCAAACGTTCAGCATATGGATAATTTGCTTCTATGCTTTTTTTATTATTCTTTAATTTGGTATTGCGTCTTGCATTACCACTGCGTACAGGTGTTTCTTTAACAAATACTTTGTAGGCATCGTCAGGCAATTTGTTTAGTTTCTGCTTCATTGACTGTAAAGCAGGACTAATATTATTTTGTATGCTTACGTTTAATTTAAAACTCATTGCTTTGCCTTATTCATAATATTCATCAACTGATCTTCGCTGTAAAATTCTGTTGGGACCTTACCCTTGTTTTCTGCTTTTTTGATATGAAAATGTTCAAATGTCATTGCAGCATCCATAATATAAAGATCAAAAGTATTTCCTCTACCTAATACTTCACTTGGTAAAAGCCCATACCTTTTTCCAAGACTATCCAATTGTAAAATAGATACCATCTTAGCACTATCTGGGTCGATGGCATCATTTGTTATTTTCCCAATTGTTCAACGACCTTGGCAATTACCTTCATTAATACACTAGTGGGCAACATATTTTTATCGGTAAGTACTTGCTTACCTTCTTCGTCCAAAATTAATGTTTTTACAACATTAATTAAATCACCAGTATTTTTTTGATCGATATTTGCCAACTTCATAAAAACTTCCATAGGCTGACGATCCCAAGTGTAAAATGATATGGCTTCACCATATTGCTTTACAGTTTCTTTGTCATCTAAGGTAACTTCTACGAGTTGTGGTTCAGAACAGATTTGTGATAATTTCATTTGTTTCTCCTTATTAATTATTCACTAGTATTTATTTAATTGCCACTATATTTGTCATAGTGTTCTTCTAACATTTGATTCAACAATGCCAATCTAAATGCCTGTTTGGCTTTTAGTTGACGTATTGTTGCTTCCATATTCGTTAACATTGGTAACACTTTTGCTTCATCAGCAATTAGGCTACGCAATTTTTCTTCAGTTGTTTTTAACCATGTTTCGCTCATTTGTTCACCTATAATAAAAGGAAGAGAATGTTTCCATTCCCTTCCTTGTTTTGCTTAACTGAACAGCATTAAATGCTATCGCTACTTGCAGTATACATAGTACCATCTACTGCGATGCTGATTGGTGTTACGAACACCGGAGCATCTGGTGCAGCAGTTGGGGCAAGGCTACTAATGTAACCTGTGCCTGAACTGTAGTATACGTTACTTAAGTTGGCGATGTTACCACCGACAACGTTTGCTGTGGATAAATCATAGTTCCATACAACCAAGAATTGTACAGGTACTTTGTTCTGTGAAAGATAAGCAATACCCTTATTACTTGCGCCGGCATTTGCGACGTTTGCACCGAAATAAGCAGTTGGATCGATTACGATGTTCATGCTAATTTCGTTGTCGGCTGGAGTAGTTAGTTTATTGATATCTTTTGAACAGAAATCTACATAACTGTAGATACCTGTGCTTGATGTAATGGTGATATCCTGCAAGCAAGTAACTGATAGAACATTTGCACTATTAATATTACCATCTTCCAACTGTGTTGTGTTACCAATAGTTGTTGAAAGTAATACTAGTGGGTGTGTTCCAGTTTCATTGACTGTTATTCTTGCCATTTTGGTTATCTCCTTTAAGTTGTGGCAGTGATGTTAAAATTAACTCTTTTAGCACTGATTACATATGTGCGAATCTTATTTCTAGCACCGAATGTGATGCTGTTTGTAAAATCCACCTCATGATATCCATCCCAAAAGTTGCTATCTTCAATAAGTGTTTGTATTGCTTCTGTTACAGCACCTGCGTTAGGATCATTCTGGAAACTGACAAAAATTATATAAAATTCATCAGTCACAGTATAAATGCTACCACATTTCTGTAAGCCAAGTTTATATGGTGCACGATTAACAGCATTAATGCTATTAATATAAACACCATAGCCAACATTATCACCTTGACTTGGATAAGTTGTAATCACATCTACAGGCGGATTTAGTTTTGAACAAATTGCATGTAGATAATCATACACTTCAAGTTTAGTGAGATATGGCATTGACATTAGAAGTACCTACGATCATTATTAAAGTAGTCAACGTCCGCAGTCCAGTTTTCTTCCAACTTTGTTGTTGGACCATCTGGTGCGTCTTGATTAAGGTCATAGAAGTTCATGAGTTGCAATGCTTTTTGCCATTCAGCGTTATACCTACGAGTACTATGATCAAAGTTTGCCTTATCAACTTCATTTACGTTTGAGGGGTCAGATACAATACTTTCGTAAAATATCTGAACCGCCTTAAACGTATCTAATCGAATAAGTGTTTGATCATTCTTAATCAATAGGCTTGGATTGAATGACGAAATCAGTTGCCCATTAGGTAAGTTAGTATAATAATAAGCACCAATCACAGTATCGCAATACTTTTGCCACCAACCAAATTCTAGTTGGTAAAGTATTTCTTGAGAGCCTACATGAAAGTAGTCATCCCAATTAACCTGCATTTGAGCAGCACGGCGTTCAGCAGCAGGATCATAAAAAATTATGTCCCTTACTGTAGCATTACTAACTCTTTGATATGGTACTGACATATTACTAAATTCCTATATTATGGGGCCTGTAGAATGTTAATTGCACCACCACGACGTAGGTCACCAACGCCGCTACCAAAGTAGCCAACGCCTGTTAACCACATCTGTAGACCGCCTGGTACTTCACCTGTCTTGATCTGTAGACCTTCCTTGAGAACAGTGAATACTGCACTGTCACCAATGTAGGCACCGACCAAGCATGGGCTGGCTGACATCTGACCTAAGAATACACGATTTGCTGATTGTAGGAATGTAGTGAACATGACCATGCAGCCATATACGCTTTCAATCTTACCACTTGATAGCAATTCGTTACCTAGAGCAGATAGGTTAGCACCACCTGATTGTGATACTGCGCCACCAGTTAATTCGCCCAATAGACGAGTCAATGAAGAACCTTGCTGTACGCTGGCGCTTACAGTTGCGGCGTCACCATTGCTGTCAAGAACGATTACTGGGTTGCCAGGCATACGAGCAATCTTGAATTGTTGTTTTACTAAACGAATCAATTCTAAAACGCTGTTTGCTGTGAAACCATTTGTCCAGCCTGCAGTTGAACTTGGTAGACCATCCTGTACAAGTTCCATTGCGCCTAATTGTAGTACGCGAGGGAAACCGTCTGCTGGTGTGTTAGTGTAAAATACGTTGCCTGGTGTAGCCTTGAATGCTAAGAAGGCAGCAGTTACACGTTGATCTACTTTTTCTGCGAATGAGTCGCCTAGTTCTGCACCGAGAGTTGCTGCCAACTGGAATGATGTAGTCCAGCCGTAGAAAATATCGAATGCAGTTGTTGCGACTGCTGGTGTTGCAGTGATTGAACCCTGTTGTAATGCTGGGTTCTGAACGACTGCGTTACCGCCAAATACGCCGTATGTACCACTTGAACTATTTGGATTATAGTCCTGATAAGTGATAGGAGCGAAATTTGGTACCAAGAATGTGTTACCCTGTGTAGGTGTAACAACGTTGGTCATGTTAACAAGGCCTTGTGATTCGTGCATTGCGCGTAGTGCGAATGATGCGATTGCAGTTGTGAATCCATCGGCTTCGTTGTTAGGACCGCCTAATACGTATGCCATTGTTATTCTCCTTTAAAATATAATGTTGGCAATCAGAGTATTTTGCGAGACATTTGTTGAGCATGTACTTCTACAGTTGCGCCCTTAAGTCCAACACGCTTGCCTAAACCATTTCTTTGAGCCCATGCGTTAAACGCAGCAGGATCTTTGGTATAGTCAGGAATGCCATCTTCTGGAGCACCTGCAAAATTACCGTTCTGTCTCAATCCACTACCACCGGTTAGATTACTCTGTTTGAGTAACTTAGGATTACCCTTTGCTACTTCATTTACTAATCCAGAGATAGTTAATGGGTTACCATCCATGCCATATCTTTCACGACCCTTGCTATCTATAATTGAATAAGTACCATCTTCATTCCATTGAATGTTTGATCTTACTTTACCCAATGCGTAATCAAGTAGGTCATTATCGAACTTGTCACCCATAGCCTTCATGATTTCTCCATCTAATTCCTTCTCGCGTAATGCTTGCTCTTTACGTGCAAGATCCATTTGAAGTTTGTTGAACTGGTCATGTAGGTCATTTGTAGTGACACGTCCAGATTGCTTGGACTGTTCCACTGGTTTTACGTTACCAACGGGTGCAGATCCTGCTTGTGCTGCGGTACGTGCCATGTAAGCAATTGCTGCTTCAACACTTTCAAATTGTTGCCCACTTGCATTTGACAATGCATTTAGGATACCACTTGTAGTGCTTTTGCGAATTGCACCTGGATTTACTTTAGCATCTGTAGATTGATCTGCTGCATCTACATTTTCGGCTGTATCGTTGCCAACGAATTCATTTTGATAATCGCTCATATTTCCTCTTTAGTTATAACGTAACAAACGAATCACTTTGCGTATGATTTGAGCATCCACAAATATTTTGCATGAGCCGCTTGACGGTCAGCAATAAAATTTGCAATACCCTGCTTATTATCTTTGGTAGCCTCCGCAAAGCATTTGTCGAGGTGTCCCAAGATGATTTCGCTATCACTGATCAATTCTTTTACCATTAGCATTGCTTTTGGTATTTTCTCTTGTTCATCGATAGCAGATAATTCAATAAAACGTTTCATGCTGCCAGGAGCATAAACTTCTAATGTTCTGATATGTTCGGCTAATGTATCTATGGCACCATCAGCATCTTCATAAATGTTTCCAAACAATTCATGTAAACTTACAAAACCTTCACCTTCAACATTCCAGTGAAAACCCTGTGCTTTAATGCGATAGGCTTCTAATGTGCCTAGTTGTTCTTTTAATGTATCTGCTAGTGCCATGATTATCTTCCTGTATTCATGCCTGTTAATTGTACAGCAACGGCTTGCTGTGGATAGTAACTTAATCCTGTGTTGACGATTGGTGTACCTACGCCGCCCATTAACTGTTCGTTTTCTGCTTGACCAAAGCCACCTTCTTGCTCATAGTCATCATTACCACTGACCTTATCATCATACTCTGTTTCATCTTCGTTTTCTTCTTCAACAGGTATTTGACTACCAAGATCGCGTGTCATCATTACCTTATCTTCTTGTGTTAACAAATCACGTAGTGCTGGATCAGGTATAGTGTTAACATATGCTTGTTCAAATTCTGGTATAGCATTTTGTGGAGCAAGCATACCAATAATTTCACGATTAACAAGTGCATCAATAATTGGATTACCTTGTACAAGTGCCTTTGCTTCTTTGGCTAGTGCTAATCTATAATTGGTATCTGTTGCTTCGTAATCTGTATTATAATGTACTTCGCCTGCCCAACGTTGATTCATAAAACGTGCAGCATATGTGAAAATCATTTCTTCACATACTTCCATTAATCGTGCTTTTGCCTTTGCTGTTTTATGTAATGTTTTACGTTCTTCAATAATACTTATGCCTGACTGTGGTTGATGACGGCTTGTGCGTAATCCACCTAATCCTGTTAGGCTTTCAATTTGTTCTAAAATATCAGCCTGCTTTTTCATAACTGTATCAACATCAGTTGTTGAAACAGGTATGGCTTCTACTTGACCTTCTGCTGCACGAACGATTGCACCTGCTTGCGCTGGTACTGCAATGCCTTTATCAGCACGAATTAATGTTTTGGCAAACTGTATTGAAGTATAGGCTTCGCATTCTAATTTATAATGTTCACGTTGTGCATCACTGGCTGCGTCAATATCGCTAATGCCTAAATCAATTGTGCGCGGATCACGACGACCATATGCAATGAATACTGGTACGCTCATGCCAGGAGGAAATTGTCCTTCACCTGTTATTTCTGCATCTTGATCTAGTTTGCTGCCTACACTTTGTTTAGGTACTTCATAACTTACCCAATGACTAGGATTTTCGCTATCACCAAGATGGTAACATTTTATATAAAAATTTTCACCATCTTCATATTCCATTACCTTAACATATTTGACGATTGGTCTGCCACAATAATATTCCCACTCCCAATCCCAAACATTAATAGGACTGATTGCTACAACATAGGGTCTGCCAAGATTTCCTTCTTCCATTTTAGGCATGTCTACTGCTACCCAGCAATGTCCAAATATGCTAGTCAAATCGCCTACTTGCTCCATAAAGCCAGTCATGTCACGATTCTGCATATCGCTGTCTAGGCAGAATAAGTCGGCCCATTCGGTATTCTTTGGGTCAATGTTCACACCTTCAGGTGTAGCAAACTGTAAATTTCTTTTAACGCCTGGCTCAAATAATACATCGTTAATTGTATCAACAATATAACGGCTAATAGGTTGCGCTACTGTGTTATTAATTAAATCGATCCATAATGCTGAATCTTCACTAGGACGCTTTTTGCGTACATATTGTTTGAATGTATAGCCACCAAGATATGCATATTGATAACCAAGCATTTGCTGATACACAGCCTGATACACTTGGTTCTTTTTCATCAAATCTTTTATTTTCATTAAGGTTATTCCAATATAGGTTGCGTAGTGTATTTATGCTGTGCCAAATAGTTACATACACTATGTTTACGTTTAAAATGCGGTAGATAGTCAACATTACCACAATGCTCACAAGTACGCCACATATATTCAGGATTACCAAAATTCTTATTATATGCTTTATATTTGCGTTGTAATACTTGTCTGTCTTTGACTGTACCGCAACTTAAATGATGTGGATTTACGCATAATTTGTTACCACATTGATGTAATACTTCTACTTTGTCACCATAATCAATATTACCATGATATTCTACCATCATGATACGATGCACAGTAGCCATATTTAATTCTTTACTAACTTTCATCATACCATATCCAGCATTGTTTGTGGGTCCAGTCCATGTCCAACACTGTGTTTTGCTTTTATTACCATTCTTATTTTTAGGTATATTTGATCTGCGCATCAATCGTTCTAATACTGTTTCTGTTCTACGTCTAGGCATAATTTATTAACTCCACTTCATTTGATTTGTTTCTTCAGTTTCTTCACCAAGTATTTGTGCCCATGTAGGACCACCTGGATATAATGGACTTTCTGGCATGTGTTCAAGTCCTGGTCTTGCGCGATTAAGTAATCGTTCATCCATGCCAAGATATTCTGGATAAGGTACACTATCATGTGTAATTGGAAATAGATGATGTATACCATAACGTAAACAATCACCTAGACCGTCAATGTGTGCATATTTTTGTTCAGTATATTTTACCAAACGTTTGCGTGAGGCATCTTCAAAATGATATGTTTGTAATGCCTCAAGCAAATATTTGTCATCAGGTTTTACTGCCAACCCATTACGTTGTATAAAGGCATTGGTTGTATTATCTGTATCTGTAACTAATGGATTACTCTTACGTGTATTAATAATTGTAAAGCCATACTTTTCTAATATAACACGATCTGTTACACCAAATGGACTGGTAGTGTCACGATTAGTTTGTGTGCCTGACATGTCTATAATACTGTTAATGCGTCTACGTGGAAAATCCTCACGTATTGCTTGTGCTATACCTTCTGTGCCACAATCTGGTATAGCATAACTTTTTAGTATTTCCATTGTGCCATGATTCTCACCAGCATGTTTTACTTGCGCAACCACAGCACACATTACACGCTTGTTAAAGTCGTGGAATGTGTACAGGTCCCCATGTCTATCTACAATTTCACGGCAGTGTTTATGTTTATCAAATGTATAAAAGAATTGGTCAGCAACGCTTTCCCACTGACACATATAATCTTGATTGAATTTTAGTGGTGACAGTATACGCTTCTGTTCGTCAATATATGTGCGATTCCCACTACGCATTTGCATGTAGTTAAAATGTCTGACTATATAACGCTCTTTTTTAGTTAATGCATATTGAAACAAATCATATAATGGTCCAGTGCCATTAGGCGTGCTAATCACAATTAATCTACCAGCAGTATCAGGTTGTCCAACACGTGGGCGTAAGCGATTGGTTATTTCTTGCAATGTTTCTTGCGTATACAATGCTGCTTCGTCAGCGATCCATACGCCTACGTTTAGACCACGTAAATTTTCACGCTGCTCTGCACTTTTACAACGTATAAACACGCCATTAGGAAACTTAATTGTAAGTTCACTGTTGTTTATATCAACACCATCTTTGAGACCAAAATGCTCCATGCAACTATTTTTCAGTTGTTCCCAAATAAGTGATTTGATCATTGCACCTGTTGGCGCACTATAGATTATGTCTTTGCCTTTATGATATCTGTAATCACTAGCAAATATTGGTAATGCGATAGCGGCAAGAAATGTTTTGCCGCTACCTACTGGTAAGATATCGATGCAATGCTTATCGGTATTTAACCAATCATGTAATACTGTGGCTTGTTCGCCATATAGTGGTATGTCAATTTTTTGCATGTTCTTTCATGTAACGCTCTACCATATCATTGTATGTTTCATCACGACTTAATTTCTTTGGTAAATTAGTTTTTAAATCGATATGAAATGGTATAGCCAATGCGTTGACAACGCCACTACCAGGCATGAATATTTGTGTTTGATTATTTTTATAATTGTTAGGATTAAAGTTTGGTGATGCGAACCAATATATTGTATAACCTAAACTATCTAGGTAATCATATATTTCTGGTAGTTTACCTGTTTGATGTTCATAAAATATTACTGGCAAGTTATTGCGTATCATTTGATCCATGCCCATTAATACTTCATACTCATGACCTTCTACGTCAATCTTAACAACTTGTGGATCAGGTATATGATGCACTTTAACATAATCATCTAGTTTGACAATATCGCATGGCTGTCCAGTTTCTGCTAACATTAGTTCGCCATTGTTATTGTTAGTGCCTGGCTCAAAGTCCTGTATGTATGCAGTACCATTTTTATCACTGCATCCTACATTGTATGTGCTAATGTTTTTGACATGTCCAGTATTCATACGCAATAGTTTATAATTTTTGTTGTTAGGTTCAAAGGCGTACAAATGTTTGGCATGCTCTGCTAGACCTAAACTATGAAAACCAATATTAGCGCCTATATCATAAACGACTGTATCTTTGTGTATAAAGTTGTTTAATAAATTAATTTCATATTGTGTATATTCACCATAATAATGTAGGCTTATTCCAATAACATTATCACCTTTATAAAAATTAACTGATCCATAACGTGTTGAACTGTACATAACCTTATCAGTTAGTTTAGGGTCAGCAAAATGTATGTTACGTTCATTAAACAAATCTGGCGTAACATATTTTGTTACTTCTATTGGTGTTGTTACTATTTCACTTGTTATTTGCATTTGATTTATTCCTTTATTGTAAATGTAGCAGGTATGTCTGTCCAATCAGGTAATTCCTTCTGTGGAAAACTAAACACTGCTTGTAATGGTTGTCCCATTGTTGTATGGTCTACGTCAACTTTATCTGCAACGACCTTATTCAATATCATCTGTTGGTATTTCATCACCAAATGTTTGTCCCCGGAGATACGAGCGTTGTGATAATCCTCTGCTAATCCTATCGCAAATGGCTTGTCTCGTTTTGCTATTTCGTGTAGTAACGTTGATGCTGCCAATTTGTTCGTGGATCCCTTTCTTCTCCCACCCCCAGGACGTTTCCCGCCACGGGTCTTTTTTGTTTGAATTTGATTGTTTTCCATATTTAAATACCATCTTTTTGCAATCTTGCATTATAGGCTTCTACAATTGCATTATAGCGTGGATGATCATTTGCTTGTTTTGTTATATTGTTGTATAACTCTGTAACAGTATCCATTTCATAGGTATTAATCATATGTACATATGTCTTAATTACTGTTGGATTACTCATTCGTTGATATATGTGACTGTCTTTCATTTTTCTTCATCCTTAATATATTACTACCACAGCATCCATATTCTATAGTGTATCCTAAACTATCTAAACGTTGTTCCATATATTCTCGTAACTGTTTAGATATAGTGTTTACTTTAGTATATCGTGCGTGGAATATAAAATCCTCATCGTTTAGTGCTTGCATAGCATGTCACTAGCCTTATTCTGCCAGACATTTGGTAATAGCCCATGGACCACTAAAACACAGGCTATACTTAATGCCCTACACAAATGTCTGGCATAACTCATGTTCTTTTCACGTAAGTGTTTAGATCCAAACAATTTCGTAATCCTCTGGATTATCTTCTGGGTCTAATCCGTCCCAGTAACTGCTATCGTCTTTCTTTTTATATTTGCGTGTACCAAATACTGTTAACCATTTCTGATTCTTGCGATTCCATTGCTTGCATATCTCTGCAAAGCGTTCACTTCCTAGAATTAACTGTAACTGTGTTTTGCTATCATCTACTGTAGGATTAATGTCCCATTTGCTATGCTGTATTTCTAGCATGAAACTCACGACCTGATCTACTTCTAGTTCAGTCATATATGGACTTAATTCAGTACACATCTTGTCGAACACTCTGATGTTACTAGTAACAACAGGCTTATCGACCATAAGTTTAAGTGCTAAATCATCAGTGGACGATAGTTGACGTTTCTTTCTGCTCGCTTTGCCCATTTGTATTTTCCTTCATTTTCTTTAAATTATCTGCTGTAATGATGCTACCTAGAAATTCATGCACACTACGTAGTGCTACAATCTTCATATCGATAATGTGCTTACCATCATCGTCTAGATTATCTGTGGGTAGTTTCATAAGTCCTTCTATAGCACCTACGATATCATCCATTAATGGTTCTATGCTGACCCAGCGTATACCATCGGGTCCTGTTTCTACATGATACTTAAATTCTAACATATTGACTCCTCAAATTGATTGATTTCCATAAAATGTAAATTACTGTAAGTTGACTTCTCAATATCGTCAGTAATTTTATAAAATTGTGTTTCTGGATAACGCTTGACTATTGTGTTAAAACGTTGACGCCATTTTTCGTCTTGTATAATTGGTGTGCTATATTGCTTTGAATTATAGTTTGCAGTACCAGCATAAACGTTGTTATGACCACCATTATGGTAATCAAAACCTATAATGTATACAACTTCATGGTTCTGTGCTGCTAACTCTAATGCTGCTGTGCCACTGTCTGGTGTGCTTTGATATGTTTGCACAAAATGTATTGGCTCGCCAACACCAGCAAGTGTATCCATATCGTTTACATGCTGTGTATAGAACTTTAGTTTATGATGTACTCTACTATTAATGATTTCTGTAACCATATGTATATCCATACTGACTAGTACATGTGGTAGAAAATCTCTATAAAGAGCATTACACCCATATGTTGTGTAATACTTTTTAAGTTGGTGTAAATCGTATTTTAAACGACTACGACCATTACCTATCACTAATGCGTAACTCACTTCTTTTTTGCTTCTTCTCTTGCCTGACTGGCTCTAATTGCACGACCCTGCTTTTCTGCTTCTGCTCTTGATTCGTATTCTTTACCACTTTCACCATAGCGATAATATCTTTTACCACCACGTATAACCATTTGTACAGGCATGTTAATCTTCCTCAGTGTCTTTTTTATTTAGCACTTTGCAAATATACTGATGCTTATCTATTACTCTAGTATCACTAAGCAATAATCCACATAACCTACAACTTTTACCCTTATGTATCCACTGACCTTTTACATGCATG